GTTTACATCAGGGGTGATTGACTCACTCATCTTCTGATATCCCATCTTGTTCTTTTCGTCTTCGTCTTCAGCCTTCATCTCAGCTTTGTCTTCAGACTTATCTTCAGCCATCTCTTCAACCTTGTCTTCTTCAGACTCGGTTTTGAGGTTGGCCTCATTGTCAGCTTTCATTTCTTTGATCATCTCTTCGAGCTCCTTGACCATCTCATCTTTGGCGACGAGAGCAGCGCGGAGGTCCTCAAGACTCATTGATTCGAGATTGTCCATCTCAAGCCTTTCGTTAAGGGTTACTCGGTCGATGCGGTCGTGAGACTGAGCAGGCCGAGGGGTGAGGGTGATTGCTAACAGTTGGGCTTTACCTATCAGGTCTCCGCCGTTTCTGTCGTGTACATCGCCAGTGATAAACTCAGGGGATGACCACAAGACCCCACCCGCTTCTTTGACCACGGTCAAGCCGCGCTCGTTGTAGGCAGGGACGGCGTACAGGCCATCTTCTCTAAGTTCTAAGTCGACGATTAAGCCGAGAGCGTTGCCACTCTCAGGGGGTGCAGGGGGTCCACCGTTAAAGGGTGATGTGGCGTGTTGCCAGTCGATGATAACGGGGTCCGCGTCCTTGCGCTCTCGGTACACTCTGAGCATCTCAGAGAGCATATCTACATCTATCTCTTTACCGATTGACTCACCGCTCATGCGTGAGCTCACCTGACCAAGAGAGAGCGTCTTGAATGGTCGACCGATGGTAAGCCCATCAGGTACATCATAGCTGGGAGCCTCTGAGAGTTGGAGAGCTTCACCATAAGCCCTGAGTGATTGACTCTTCTTGTCTGCTGAATCCATCTGTTTAACTACCTTTCGCGCCCATGCATAGCCGGCATCACCGCCCCAACCTTGCCAAGCCTGCCAGCCCTTCCCTTGGTCATCCCAGGTTGAGCCTTGCTTGTCGATCTCATGGCGTGTGAAGTAAGCGAGCATGCGCTTGACGGTATCGGGTGAGAGTTGCTTACCTGCCTTAAGGTCACGCGCCCGAGCGATTCCAACGGGGGTCATTCCTCGCTGTGACTCAGGCTTATCAGCTCTGACTTCAAGCGCTCGCTTGGCTGCGTCTCTAGCGCCCTGAGGTGGGGTGAAGTCAATATGAGAATACTTGTCAGGTATCGCCATTAACTCAGCCTTTGCTTCAGACTCTCGGCGTTGAGGGTGACCTTTAGGGAGTAAGTCAAGATCACCGGTATAAGCTTTCTTGCGCTGACCTGTAGCGACGAGCTTAAGGAAGGTGCGCACACGAGCAAGCGCCCAACCATTGCGAGTCATCCCCGGTCGATGGCTAACACTGAAAGCACCCGCGCCACGTCGAAAGACGGCCTTGAGTGTTCCGAGATCGACGCGCCGAGATGCTTTCTTGAATCGTGCGTTATGGGTGTCACGCATATTCTCAAGGGCTTTGGTCGCCTGCTCACCAATCTCAATACCACCACGAGCGCCACTAGCTGAGCCCTCAGGATTCTTGGCGCTACCTGTGCGCTGATCCTTCTTAGGCGCTGGCGTCTGTGCTTTGGTGCGCTTACGCTTTGCCATGCTCACGCCTCCTCTTGATGAGCTGCTCAGTCAATGCGCTGACTGATCCACCGCCACCTACTGATGAAACTCTCATGAGAGGTGATCTCTCAGCTTCCTCAGGCAATACACCAGCGCCGAGACGCTCTCTGATTGCTCTCTCTAGCTCATCATCAGGAGTCAGAAGGCCGGACTGTACGAGACCAGGGAGCATACCAAGAGAGTCAGCGAGATCATCAGTATCAAGACCAGTGTGAACAAGGCGAGGCAGCTTTGACGGGTCAACGCATCCATAGTTCCACCTGATCAATCTTCCGATAGTTCCACCGCCACGACGGTCAACACCACTCACAGCGCTAGCGACTAGATCACATAGATTGATCGCTGCACGTCGGAACACTGAGAGGTGAATCTCTCCAACAGATCGAGCACCGGTCTCGGTGTTTCCGAGGTCTGCAAACTGAGTTAGAAAAGCGGCTGCGATCTGAGAGTCACACTTAGTGATGATATTGATTGGCCCATCTGCATAGAGGTTAGGGGTTGCCGCGTAAGTGTCAAACTTAACGGCGGCGTTCTCTACTAGATAGCTCTGCTCAGCAGAGATGAAAGCCTGAGCTTGTCCCTCTGCATCATCTATCATGGCGTCGATATCACCATCACTTAACCCGAGCGCCTCAGCTTGTGAGCGATCAACCACCACCTTAGGAGATGGAACCGCCCAACGGTCGAGACCAACACACATCAGGTTACTCACCCTCTGCTTAGTTCTCCACCACCACCATACAGGCCGAAGCATCCCCACGCCCTCAAAGTTTGAACCGGTCTTATTGAGGGTGAGGAGCAAGAGCTTGTTTGCTGGGATAGGCTCAGGAGTGTATGTAATACCAACCGTGTTCTGGATCACTCCATCGAGTTGTTGAGCGTCTCGACTCAGCCACTTCTGATGCGCGCTTGGCTCGCGGTCTGCGTAGTGAGAGAGCCAAACCTTGACTGAGCCTTTAGAGTCTGGCCCTACCTTGTAGATCTCCTCAGCGTATCGATAGCCGAGGGGTACAAACTCAAAGAGGTAGGCGAGTTGATCCTCCCACGAGATCGACATTTGACCAGAGTAACCGTCAAAGCCCCAACACTCATTGGCAAACCGAGCGAGCTCCTCAGCGATCTCATCACCCTCGATGGCAGATTCAAACCGCCAAGTAGCTGAGAGTAAAGTCTGTCTGAGCATATGCCAAGAGCGTCTCACGATAGGATCAGTACGAAGCATCTCTTCAGCTTCTTGCACCCAGTTGAGCCCTGTGAGTTGAGGGTTCTGCTCTTTGCCTGTGATCACCCCACCACTGATCTGAGTGCCTGTGATTCCTCGTGTCCTGAATCGAGGAGAGAGCGCCCTCATGTGTCGTGGGTCACGCTCGTGAGTGTGATCATCCATAGATCGCTCCTGATGGTGGGTTTACCTCATTTCTTCAACAGAAGCGCATCAATACTCGTAGCAGATAATAAACGCTTTATCAGCCCTTGTCTAGTCTAGTCTAATCTAGAGTCAGCATCACGGATCTAACATAGGTTGATATGTGGATATCCTCGCGTTGTGATGCTGACTCTGGATTAGGCTAGACACCAACCCCCTAGAACATCAACCGCTGTTAGCGGTAAGAGGAGCCGAGAGACGAACTAGGGGGAGGGTGACCAACTAAAACACCTTACATAGATAACTTACTTTCGACCATCTGGCAACCATTCACTTACTGATGGGTGAAGTATGACCTCGCTCTCATCCTTGGTCTTAATCGGATGATCACCGGCGAAGAGTGAGAGCTTATCAATCACCGCTGTTTGTAGCTCGTGGATCTGCTCTCGCAGTAACTGCATTTGAATCTGCGCATCTCTGAGCCGAGCAATAAGCGCTTCTCGATCTGCGTTGGCCGCGCTCAGCTTGTCTTTGAGCTCCTCGACCTCTGAGGGGTCGCGCCCTGATGCAATGGCCATCATCGATGAGATAGAGCCTGTGATCATGCCGAGGATGCCAACCAGGACATCACGATTCTTCTCCACGATTTCAACATAAGTGAGGAAGAGGATAAGCAAGACCACCAAGATCATAAAGAAGACGCTGAACCACCACCCGCGCTTAGCTTTGATCTCACTAGTTAGCTCTCTCTCGGTCCGGTTATCTTCCATTGATCGCACTCCATAAAGCTCTGAGTATTGGGTAATGATACATCAGCCAAGGCCACATAAGCGAGATGATGTAGATGAGGTTGAGGAGAGCCCAACGAGGCAGGACCCACCACACCCACTCTTTAAGCTTGCGATCTCTAGCGCGTGACTTCACCTTCTTTGGTCCTCCTAGTCGCTTGACCTTCTCACTCGATGGTGGAGGTTGAAGAGACTCGATTGATGAGCCTACTGCATATATCACTTGAGGAGCTCCAACGCCCTTGAACTTATAGAGACCGACCATCACATACCTAGTCCCCTTGGGTGTGAAGCTGTTGGTTCTACCCTTGATCATCGTGAAGGCTTCTTCAGTGAGTAGCACTTGACCAGCTCTACAAACGCTCATGGTTCGCGCCGCGATATTCTTGGCGATGCCTTCCAACTCAACGGGCTTTGCGCCCACCATCACATCAAGCTCATGTTGAGTTACCTCTGCAACTTTACCATAATGAACACCTATGCGAGTGTTAAGGCGAGTCCTAAGAGGTATGGTCTTTTGATAGTGAAGCGCGAAGTTAACCGCGTTGACAGGTTCCTCAAAGCTGACTAGGAAACCATCGGACCTGTCAATCTCCCGACCGTTGAAGCGATACATGAGAGAGCGAGTCAAGCGGTCATGATACTGCAACCACTCCGCAGCTTTAACCGCGCCGACCTTCTGAACGAAAGCAGTTGAGCCTATGAGGTCGAGCAATACTATCGCGAGGTATCGCTCTTTGATCCGTGGTTGCATTGCTCATTCGTCTTCGTCGTCGCAAGTACAGAGACCATGCACACAGCAAACGCAATGAGCCCCACAGTCACAACTAGACTGATGACAATCATGTCGGTAGTGCTCACACTGGCATTGGACAAGCCCACACTCTGCACAGATGGTGTCTGTGTCTTCGTCAAAGTAATCCATTCAATGCTCCTTAACATAGGCGAGATCACCGAGAAGAGCGGCGCTAGATATCGGGAAGTGCTTATGCAGTATGTACCTAATCGCATCAGCGATCACTTTAGTTTCAGGTTGGCTGTGAGGATCGAGCCTCAACTTTAAGAACTTCGCCCAATTGTTAAGATTCCCGCTCATCCAAAACTGAGTGTATAGGCTTTGAGGTAGCACCGCGCGCGCTTGCTCCCTGGCCATGCCTTGCTCGATCTGAGCGTTATATAGGTCTGTGCAGTTCCGGTGGTGTTGGTCCCATAGCTCCAACCACCTATCTTGATATTCGATGCTCTCATTGGTCGAGCATTGCAAGCGCTTGTCGTGTTGCTTCCGCAGCTGCTGAGGCCTCCAAAACTCAATGTGATCGGAGGTGTAACGGCGGCTGACTTCATTATAACTGAAGGTCCTATGGCGCATGATCTGAGATCGAACAAACAGAGGACACTTAATCTGGACCGTCAAAGCGCAATGCTCAAAGGGTGAAGTGTGGTGATGGTCAGCCAAATACTGAATGAGCTTAGCGTCTCGGTCTGTCATCTGAAGCCGAGACGATGAACTGAGTTGATAAAGGCTCACCCTCGCAGAGTGTGCCGGTGTTGAATCACTCCCCATGTGTGAGACGTATAGCACCTCACCAATATCATCATCATAGACTTTCATCAGAAGCTTCTCCTCTTGGACCCTCCTACTCTGACCTTCCGACTCTGAGCAGGTGAGCGGGGTGTATAGTTGCGCTGATCGACTAGGGTGTCTGACCAGTTCCAAGTTATGCAATCATACCGTAAAGCATCTAAGGGGTCTTCTCTACCATCTTTCTTAGGTTGCTCTTTATTGTCCCATCCATAGCTCATGATGGCCTTCCTGATGCTGTTACCTATGGCGCGCTCGCCACGGTCCCACACCTCACGAGTGATGAGATACTGACCACGGGCAAACGCTCGCTTGAGTCGTTGAATACCGTTGAGTACATCAGTTCGGATAGGGTCAGTGTTTGACCGCAGAGGCAGACCGAGCCCATGAGGTGGATTGCCTCGCATAGCTCTGAATGCTGAGCGCCCCGTCTGGTCATTGCGAGCGCGCCCCGCTTTGTCAGCGACTCCATTATCTAGCCATATGCGATCACTCGGCGCGGAGCTCCTAAGCGAGCGTGGCCAAGCTATAGATAGGATGAGATCAGCCAACTCTTGAGTGGTCACCTCCTGAGGGTTGATCTCAGCACAGATCACATCAGCGCCGAGCTTGTCATCATGAGCGATGATCAGCACTGATGGTTTTCTGAATCCCCAGTCAATGGCGATGCGACCTGACATCTCAGGTCTATACTTCCACCCATCGATGATATGCTTGGACTCGTCGAACTCGGAGTAGATAAGCCCTGATGGTGGCCGTGGTTTGTTCATCACCATGGCTTCACGCTCGGCTTGTGGAAGCAACTTGGTCGCTTCAAACCACTCTTCACTTAAGTTGGCTGAGTTAACATATGAGGTGTAGAGGAGAGGCTCACACTTGGCCTCTTCTGCGAGGTTGCACCACCACGCGCCACTCACCGGCAGACCAACAAGGATCATGATAGGGCTCGGCCCTGCTCGTAATCGACCCATGGCCTTATGCGCCACCTCAGCGCTCAACGTCTGACACTCATCAATCAGGCAGATTCCTGAGGTCACGTTTAGACCCTCTAGTGGGTTGTGGGTCGCGTCTCTCGTCCCTGGTCGATAATACGAGCGACACCATACCGTCGAACCGTTAGGCGCTGTCCATTGTCTGAGAGTGTGGTTGTACGTCCAACCTAGTGGGCTCAGCCACTTCTCCATCTCAGGCATAAGCACACTGTTATATCTCGGGTTAGTGTCAGTGACTAACAGTGAGCTCGTGCCAGGTCTAAACCGACTTACGAAGAGCAGGCTGAAGACCAGCGCCGAGGTCTTCCCTGATCCCCAACCACAACGAGCAGCGATCACCCTCTCTCTCTTGGCAATGCGAGAGATGATCCCATGTTGAAGCTCGTTAAGGGTCAGGCTAGTCACGAGCGCTCAGGCCATACTGAGTGACCTCCCATCGCGTCACACATCGCGTCTTGTCGCGGAAGATCTCAGTGA